CAAGGCACTGGAGATGTGATAGTTAGAGATATCCAGATCGAACTAGGCGACACCCCTACAACCTATGCCCCCTTCCACCGCAACGTTTACCCAATCCCCGAAGCAATCCGCAATCTTCCTGGCTACGGCTGGTCGGCAGGAACGGCACGAAACTACGTTGATTATGAGAATAAACGATACGTTCAGTGCGTGAGCAGCGTTGATTTGGGAACGCTGAATTGGGTTGCAGGTGACAGTGGGAAAGTAGGTTTTCAAACATCGCAAGTTACAGGGCAGAAATTGACAAAGAACTATAACATTCTGCCAAACATCATCTGTTCAAAATATTTGGCGAAAACGCAGAATGCTATGTGGGGCAAAACCAGTGTAACAGGTATAACGACTAATGCTAGCGTTGACGGATATGTATATGTCAACGATACGTCCTACACCGACGCCACCGCATTTAAACAGGCAATGTCAGGCGTTATCCTATATTACGAACTTGCGTCGCCAATCGTCACCGACATTTCAATCCTGATTGACGATGACTTTCTGCGAAACATCGAAGTCGAGGCAAAGGGTAGCATAACGTTCAAAAACAGCAATGGCGACAGCTATCGCATACCAGTGCCGTCAGAAGAAGAGTATATTGTGAAACTATCAGAAGTGGGGGGTACAACATGACAAATTTACAAAAGAAAATGATGAAAGCCGCAGGGCTGACGGAAGACAATTTTCGCAAGCCCAAAGTCACCGAGATAGACAGAATAAAGGCAAACGTCGATTTTTTGGCTATGTTGAACGGTGTTGAGTTGAATGAGGTGAGCGGTGATGAGTAAGAACTACGTCAAGGTCAAGAGATACTATGACAGCCGTTTGTGGTCGGTTGCTATGGTGCACACCGCCGTCGGCAAGTGGATCACGGCTGAGGAGTATACAACAATCACAGGACAGAAATATGAAAGCGAGGTAGTAAAGTGAAGTACATAATTATGCTGATGATCGTGATAGGTCTTGCATTGGCCGATTTTGCCACAGGCTGGATAAAAGCCTATTGCAAGGGAGACGTTAGGTCGTCAAAAATGCGAAAAGGCGGTCTGAACAAATTGGCTGAGATCGTCGTTATGGGCGTGGCAATCGGGTCTGAGATAGGCTTCGAGCAGCTGGGGCACTACTATGGACATAGCGAACTGGCAGGAATTGCAGGAACGATAACTGCACTGGCTGTTTTCGGATATATTTTTGCTATGGAAATAGTTTCTATACTGGAAAATTACGGAGAGATTAACCCACAAGCCAGTTGGATAAACAAAATCGTGGCAAAATTTGGAGTTTTCAAAGATAAGGAGGACTAATTATGGCAATGACATTTGACGAATTTGTGAAGAAATATAAGGGCAAGGGCATTAATTTCGATAAGTTGTACGGTGTACAGTGTTTTGACCTGGCTAATCAGTACAACAGAGATGTTATCGGCTGCGGTATGTTCACAGGTCTGTATGCTAGACAAATCTACGAAGATTTCGACAAGCAGGCGGTCAAGGACTATTTTACCAGAATTAAAAACACGCCGTCATTTGTTCCGAAAAAGGGTGATATCGTTGTGTGGGGCGGTAGTCTGAACGGCGGTATCGGTCATGTTGCCATAGCCACAGGCGAAGGTAACAAAAGGTATTTCTACAGCTACGATCAGAACTGGCTAGGCAAGAATGACCCATGCACACGTGTCTATCACAACTATAACCACGTTCTTGGCGTTCTGCGTCCAAAAAATCAGAGCGTTATCAATCCGCCTACATTGGAGACAAAAGGCTATAAAAAAGGTGCGAGCACAGACGGGTCGTATGCCCTGAAACAGTTGCTAATCCTTGACGGCGCAAAGCTGGACGATAATGCAATCATCGGCAAGGGCACTGTAAGTGCTATCAACAGCCGACTGAAAGGTTGGGGCTATAAGCCGAACGGCATAGCTGGCAAGAAATTCATCAAGAAACTGCGTGAAAAAATCAAGAAATAGTCTTATAAAATTCGCATAAAATTAGCATAAATTTAGCCGTCAGAGCGTTTGCCCTGGCGGCTTTTTTTCATTGCAGATACACAGTTATTGCAGAACCTTATGAATCGTGCTTATATCGTTGTCATCACGTTCAGCGTTCACAAAAATTGTACTCAGCCATTTTACCTGATAGCCGTTGTTGGTATGGTAGCCGTGAAAATGCGCACGCCTGATGTGCGGTGCTTTCGGTGCGCTGTGACCTTGTGGACTATGCTGATAACTGACACTGCTTTCAGCCTGCCTATGCTTGCGCACGGCAATGCCAATGCGGTACCCTACATTGGCTATGGCTGATTTCTGTGGCTGTGCAGACGGCTTCTGAGGGCGTGGTGCGGTGTGTTCCTTTTGCACTTGGCGTTTCGTGACTGGTGCGATTTCGGCATTTACAGCCGATAAATATACAATGAACTGCAATTTTTCGGCTATGTCGCATATCATTGCCTTAGTGCCTGCCTTGTCTTTTTTGGCATAGCTGCCTAGAATTTTATATATCAGGTCTTCAACTGTCATATCATACTGCAATTCTATAGTGATTGATTCCGAATAGTAGTCTTTTTCGGCATCGTCAAAAAAATATTCTGTCATTGTCATTCGGTCGCCCTGCAAGTCGAAAAAGAAACCCACGCTATTTTTGTGTTTTCGCTGGACGTAAAAACAGTTGCATGGCAATTGTTTGAAAACGTCTGCACTGATTTTCAAATCTGCTGTGCCTTGACCGCTGAGCAGGCTGGCAAAATCATCATCAAATAGATACACTTGCCGTCCACTATAGTACCAGTTTGTCATATTTTTTATAGCACCCAGCTTGTCTAAAAAATCATCTGACATTATCGTTTGTTCGGTCAACTTGGCGGCTTCGTCTAGGGTTTTCTTACCGAATTTGATATAGTCACGCATCAGCTGACCGCTGACATAATCCACTATATCGGTATCGGTTGCGATATGCCCTATGGCTTTTATGGTTTCTGCATTGGCTGCAACTACTTTGTCTGGCAGCAATTCGTATTTTTGTTTTGCCATGTCATTTTACCCTGATGTTTATTCGGTCGATATTTACATTTGTTGCTTCTATGCCGTGCTTTTTCAACTCTCGCTCAATCGTAACCGAATTTTTCGGGATGGTAAGTCTTATCTGTCTGCAAATATAGTGCTTCTCACACTTTTCACCATAGTTCTTACCTTTGACAACTTCAAATTCGTCCGAAATGTCGTCATCGGTCAGCCCTAGTTTCTCAACGAACGTCTTCCAGTCTTCGGGGCTGATAGGGTCCAGGACTTTGACTTCCACGCCGTCACGTGGCGCCATTTTATATATCCAGTATGCCTTTTTGTCGAACTCTGCTGCACTTCGTGGGATATTGGCGTTTCCACGTGGTATAAGATATTTCGATACATCATCGACGTTTGAAAAATCGATCATGTTCAGCTGATATGTGCGGTTTTTGACTTTTACCAGTAAATAGTTTCCCTCTGGGGAGTATAGTCCGTCAACTATCAGCCGCTTTTCGCCGTTGATCTCTTCAAACTCGAAGCTGTCAGCTTCCAGCAAATCTTCCGGCTTGCAGTCCAGTGCCGTGCATAGACGTCCTAACGTGCTCGCCTGGATAAAATTGATATCCTGCGCACCGCTCTCAAGACGGCAGATATAGCTTCTGACAGAACCTATCCTCTTTGCCAGCTCATCTTGTGTCATGCCTCTTGCTTCTCTCATGTCTTTCAACTTGCTCATAAAATCATATCCTTTCAGATTTATTTTGCTTTCCAGCCGACGCCCCTTTTTTGTGGGGCGTTTCGTATCAATTTTCAGATACTCATCAGGGCTGTTTTATGCGACGTGTTCAGCGCACATTCTTTCGGCAATTGCTTTTACGTTCTGCATGGTTGCTGGCTCACCTTCAAGATTTATGCGTGCAATGTTTTCATCGTCATAGGCGATATACGAAAATCTGTCTGAAAATTCGTCGCACCATACATAACCTTTTGACATATCAACCATCAAAGCGCCATATGATGAACGATAATATCCACCGCTGTTTGCTCTCTTGTAAGTTCCTACTGCTTTCTTAACGCCTGTGATTTTCATGATTTTGTACCTCCGAAAATTAATTTTTGATTTCAGGTCTCATCTCTTGCCTGTGATTATAGTATACCATGTTATCTAGTAAAAGTCAAGTAGTTAGATAACAAAAATGTAGATAACATTGAATTTTGTAGGATTGCACAAATATAGTCTTGCTTTTTGTGCATATTTTCAGAGCAAAATTTTAGCGTGTGCAAAATTCCGTGTCATATTTCGTGTCATATATTTATCATTTTGAATGATATTTTATCATTTCTACGCATATTTTAGCATTTTAGGACATAAAGAAAACCGCCTATCTACGTGATTTAACGTAAATAAACGGTTTTGTGCTGGTCGAGGTGACGGGACTTGAACCCACGGCCTCTGCGTCCCGAACGCAGCGCTCTACCAAACTGAGCCACACCTCGAAATACCACTGTAATATTATATCACACCCATCAAACCTTGTCAAGGCGTTTTTTTCTGTTTTGTATCCTCTTTGTGTAGTGCTACAATAGATATTGGACAAAATTAAGAAAAAAGAAAAGAGAGATAGGCAAAAATCTGATAAAATAAAGTTACCACACAAATACAAATCAGAAA